CTCGCGGCAAATTGCCAAGCCAAGCCCCAAAAGGTTTGGAAGGTGGACTAGGAATGATTACCGAAAGCGAGTGGCGTAAGCTGGGATCGACAAAGGAAATGCGCAAGTACAACAAAGACCAAATTATCTGGGACAAATAAAATTAAAACAGGAGTTTTAAAATGGCATCTACTAATCTAACGGACGTTCAATATCAGGTACAGAAGTTTTGGTCGCCTATGGCTACCCAACAACTTCGCGAGTCTCTTCTTTTGGGAAGCCTTGTTAACAAGGAATACCAAGGTTCATTGGCCAAAATGGGGGACCGAGTTCGAGTTTACAGCGTCAATGCCCCCTCGGCCACAACGAAAACTGTAGGCACTTCCGGCTCTAACGAGTTTTCCGCATCGGCAATCTCTACAAGCTATGTTGACGTAACAGCTGATAAGCACGTCACTGCAGCTTTCGAGTTTGCTGACGAAGTTGAGCTTATGTCTATGATAGAATCTGGCAACCCAGAAGTCATGCAGTCTTTGGTTTTCTCCGTTGAGAAAGCTGTTAACTCTGCACTTTATACTGCTATGGTTCCATCGGCTGCGGCTCCAGACCACCAACTTGTCACAGGTGATCTTAACAATACTCAACTTCTAGCTATCCGTAAACTTGCTGCACAAGCTAAGTGGGATACTATGAAGGGCTGGTATGGTTTGATCGACCCTAGCTATTACAGCGATGTATTGGCTGCTCAGACTTTGGTTAGCTCTGACTTTGGCGCAGCTGATGCACCAGTTATCTCTGGCAAGCTTGGCCTTCGTCGTTATGGCTTCCAAATCTTTGAAGACAACTCTTTGGCTGAAGACGTTGGATATTTCTTCCATCCTGACGCTCTGCTAATGGTTATGGCGAAAGAAATGTCGATCAAAGTATCTGACCTTCACCCAGTCGGCAAGCATGGTGTACTCCTTTCTTGCGACCTTATCTTTGGCGTTGCCCTTGGCATCGAAGGAGCTAAGAAGTGTATTAAGGTTACAGCTGCTTAATTAGCGGTAAACTTAAGGGGGGGCCAAGTGCCCCCTCTTTTGCTGGAGTAATAAATGTTAGCTTTTGATTCTCTTAACCCGTATGACGCAATGGGTTTTATTGTCGGCAATGACCCGCAAGATCTTGTAGATAAGTTGCGATCATTGCGCACACCAATTAAAATACACTTCATAGTCCCTTACGGTAATCGACACGTCGCCTACTATACTGGTGATGTCAAAGTCAAAAAGGTGAAATCTGATGTCGACACTTCCGAAGTCAATACAAGATCGCGAGTACGAAAAGTTTGACCTCAATGATAACGGTGACGTAGTTGTAAGAACTACTTTATCGGGTGAGGTTAGCGGTACTTTTTCGCCTTCAGGGCTTAAAATTGGCGGACGTGTCACTGAAGTTGTTTTATCAGATAGTGCTTGGACGGCTCTACCCCCAGGCGGACCGCTTGCAAATCGTAACGCAATAAATCTACAAAATTACGACACTGGCACTCAGATAAAAATTAACTTTAGAAATGATGTCGGCTATGTCGGCACAGTATTAAATGAAAATAGTGAAAGAAACTACGATATCACAGACGAGATTCAACTCTGGGCGCGTTCACAAATCGCTGGAGCGGTTTTAATCGTAGAGGAAATAAGTTAAAATGGCTTTTGTCGTACCAGTCACGGCGGGATCAGATTGGCATTGCGGCTGGTCAACTATTCCGGCTACCATGACGGTCAAGATAGCAGAATATAAAATCAGCGTAACTTTTGGCGATTTGGAAGTGCTGGGTAATTTGTTTGTCGAAGGCACATTAGTAATTGAGGCTTAATAATGTCTAAAATACGCTTTCTAGCGGTAACTCAGCCAGATACACCACCCGCCAACCGCGTTTATCTTTGGTATGACGAAGACGCACAGATTTTTAAAATCATGCGCGACGACGGTATTGCAGAGCCATTAGCTGGCACTGCACCGCCTTCAACAGAAGCCTTAACTTTACTTTGTGTTGTAAGAAATCAGACAGGCGTCACAATACCTGCAAAATCTGTCGTATATATTTCTGGGGCAAGCGGTAATCGACCGCTTATTTCTTTAGCTCAAGCTAGCTCTGAAATGAGTAGCTCTAAAACTTTTGCCATTACAAAAGAAGCAATCCTACACAATGGCACAGGCTACGTTGTTACAAGCGGTGAGCTTATAAATGTGCCGACCAATATGTACACAGAAGGTAATTTGTTATGGCTCAGCCCTAGCACACCCGGCGGGCTTACAACTACAAAACCAAGCGCACCCAATCATGCAGTATTTTGTGGTTATGTTGTCAGAAGCCATCCAACAGAAGGCATCATCGAAGTCAAAATTCAAAACGGATATGAGCTTGAGGAGCTTCACAATGTAGCGATTAACGGTGTTACTAATGGCGATATCCTTCAATATGAATCAGCTACAAGCCTTTGGAAAAATGTTCCTTCGTCATCTGTCGCTGGTAAAACATTTAAGGTAGAATATTTCACATTAGACGCTAATCAAATTCTATTAGGTGAAGTTGGACTAGCTCATACACCAACAGACCCAACAAGCGTCATGCTAGATGTCATTAGTGGCGGCCCACAGGTTTATGGTGAGGATTTTGAGGTAGTTAATTACACACTTTCTTGGTCAGGTAAACCTATTGCAGCGTCACTCGCGGTAGGTGATAAAATTAGAGTAACTTACACTTACACATGAGGTAGAGAATGGCACTGTTAAAAGGTAAATATGTCGATCCAAATGCACCATTAAACGGTGATCGAATTCAGCTTGATAATAATCAAGCTTTAAAAGGTAAAACGGCTGCAGGCGCAGACAAAGAAATCTTAAAAGTAAACGCAAGCGATAAAGTCGAATTTGCTAGCGTTCCTACTGTGACAGCTGACCCAGTTGATGCAGATGATGTTGCACGCAAATCATACGTTGATAGTGCAGCTTCTGGAGCTGTTTCAACATTATTACCTGGTGGCCTTTTGCCGACAGCTATGCTTTTTGCTACTCCAGACGGTACAGCGATTGACCGCTCTGAATTTTTAACCTATGACGCAAGCATTGGCCTAATGCTTAACGTAGGTGGACAACTACAAACTAGATCACTTGAGCAAGGCGCAAATGATCCGTCCTCAGTTGTCATCAATGACAAATTAGAAGTATTAGCAAATGAGGCTGATGGAAGCGTATCTAAAGGACGCGTTACAAAAGACACAATCGAAAGCCGCAAGCTAACCGCTGACGCTGAATATATCGCATCAATGGGCTGGGACGGCACAGACTCTTGGATGGGAGTTAGTAAAACAGAAAATGCTGGCAATAATATCAGCATGTCTAAAATTTTCCCTCACAAGGCGCAGCTTTTCACAGTTGATATTGCTGCCGGTACAGGCCCACAAGCAATCATGCCTGTTGAAGGATATGACTTAACAACAAAAGCATACGTCGATCAAGAGCTTGACGGTAAGGCCGACCTTGTTGACGGCAAAGTGCCATCTACTCAGCTCCCTAGCTATGTCGACGATGTAATCGAAGTGGATGATTTAGCTGCACTACCTGCAGAAGGTGAAGCAAGCAAAATCTACGTCACAAAAGATACTAACAAAACGTATCGCTGGTCTGGCTCTGGTTATGTAGAAATCAGCGCAAGCCCTGGCACTACTGATGATGTAGTTGAAGGCTCTACAAATCTTTATTTCACAAATGAGCGTGCAAAAACGGCTGCGGTTACCAATGAAATCGTATCAGGCGTAATTGACGTAGCACCTTCTCAGGATGCAGTACACCAAGCATTAGCTCTCAAACAAGCAAGCCTTGGCACAGGCACTACAAGTCAATTTCTTAGAGGCGATTTGACTTGGCAGGAAGTCGCAACGTCTGTCGGGATTGCTCAAACTAAAATCGTAAGCAAAGGCGGTAGTGATGTCACAGGTGACGGCACATTAACTAAGCCATACGCTACTATAGCGGCTGCTATGGCATCTATTACCGATGCGGCACCTACAAAGCGTTATGCAATTAAAGTAGAAGCAGGCGCATATACTGAAGGTGCTTTGACTTTAAAACCAAACGTTTTTGTAATTGGTGACCTTAAAGAAGCTGTCAGAGTTACGGCGTCATCTGTTGCTCTTGATGCATCATTTAGCGCAGGTGGCAGTGTAGATAACCGCTCTGGTATTGGGCGGATTATCTTAACTGGAGCATGTACTTTTGACTGGAACGCAGTCACCTCTGCAGCTGGAAAGCTTTACTTTACTGAAGTTAGTTTCGTTAGTGCCGTCACAATGAATGGTTACAATAACGCCATCGCTCAAGCGCAATTTGATAGTTGCCAATTGTTTGGCACTTTGACTGTAAGTGGTATCAACGTTGGAGTCTTTAAAGACAACGTGTGTTACGGCAATGTCACACTGAACCAGCACCCTAACGGTGGCATGGCTACAATATTAAGTGCATCTGGCGGATATATTGGCGGCACATTGACACTTACTACTACAGTTAATGACTTTAACCGTAGGTGCTCTGCTTTCCTTCGCGGGATGTATATTGAAAACCTTACAGTCAACGGTGCAAGTAGCTACGCTGACGCTGATTTGATTTCTCAAGGCAAGTCTGTACCGCAATTGCTAAACGGTGGGCAGCTTGTGGCAATGACTCCAAGAGTCAACCATGACCTTGAAACAAAGATGCTTAAGCCATTGGCTAACAACAGTCACAATAGCGGTGACTGGGGCAAGCAGTGGATGTTTAATTTTGCTTACGTCCATGCTTCGGCTGGTACGGACATGTATATCTTGTCTGCAATGGAAAACTATGACCCTGCAGGTGATACAGCTGGAAAAACTATATTTATCCAGCCAGATGCCTACGGATTACAGGCTAACGCTAATGGCGGAAATATTGAGCTTGAGACTGCAGCTGTAAGCGGCACAGGTGTACGTGGTAAGGTTAAAATCAATGCTAAAGAGCTTGATTTGACTAACCATAAAATCGTTAACCTTGCTAACGCGACTGATTCGGCTGACGCAGTAAACAAGGGCCAGATGGATTCAGCTCTTGGCGGAAAACAAGATAGCCTTGGCACTGGCACTGCAGGCCAATACCTTGCAGGCGATTTGTCATGGCAAGATTTGCCAGCCTCTGTCGTAGAAGACGCAATAGTTGACGGTGAAACGGCAAAAGCACCTAGCCAAAATGCTGTCTATGATGCTCTCCAGTTAAAACAAGATAGCCTTGGCACAGGTACGACTAGCCAATACTTGCGCGGTGACCTTAGCTGGCAAGCAATCCCTGCTAGCATTACACCTAAAAAAGAGACTTTTGTGCTTACAAGTACCGATCTTTCGAACGGGTACATTGACTGTGCGCAGCTTGCTGTAGCTGATTCAATGCTGTTAATTTCTGGCGGTATACCTCACATTGAGGGAGCACTGGAGGATTACACGCTATCGGCTGTTGGTGGTGTAACGCGCATCACATTTACCACCTATTTCCTTGGCAAGCTGTCCGTAGGCGATAGAATTTATCTACAATATATGTACTAAGGAGGTTACTATGCCAGCACCATTACCTAAACCAGTAGAAGCACCAAAAGAGCCAAACGTAGCACCTATTCCAGAGGTTTAACAAATGACCGTCAGCCTTATAACCCAAAGAGTATTTCATGAGTCGACAGATATTTCTGTCGCGGTGTCAGACTTCAGAGTCGGGACTTATGCTCTAAGTTATACGGCTGGCGAGTTTGTTTACATTGGCGCAACAAGCCCATTTAATAACCTGTGGCTGGAGCTATCTACTCCGCTTGTAGCTACTGCAGGAGCACCTACGATTGAGGTATGGTTTAATCAAGGGTGGTCACAGGTTGTCGATGTTATCGACCAAACTGAAGGGCTGACAAAATCAGGCCGCATATCTTGGGCACTTGATATCGACAAAGGGTGGAATCAGGAGCAGAAAAGCGTCGATGTCGGATTATCTGGCACTAACGTCTATAACAGATTTTGGCTGCGCCTATCCTGGGCAGACGCCTTGTCAGTAGGCTTGGCTTATATCGGACAAAAATTTAGCAGTGACTTAGCAATGGCCGGTCATTATCCCGACCTTATGCAGTCTCAAATTTTATCTGGTTTTAAAACAGGCAAAATAAACTGGGATGAGCAACATTTCATGGCGTCTGACGCCATTATCAAAGAAATTAGAAAGCGTAACTTTATCGTAACACCTGGTCAGCTACTTGATTGGTCCGTATTTGAAGACGCTGGATGTCACAAGGTTGCAGAAATTGTTTATCAAGCCTTTGGCGCACCTTATGTAGATCACGCCTCAAACGCACGAAAGAGATATAACGAAGAGCTAAACACACGCTGCTTTGTTATCGACACGTCTATGGACGGGCATGTCGATCAATTTGACATTAAAGATAAACAAGGCTGGCTAACCAGATGACAAAGATTGCAGAAATTTATGACGCCATTGTAACAAAGCTAGCAACGGTTTTACCTGCTTTTCAGCGCGTACCTAATCCGTATTCATTAGACGAAAATACTGCGATATTATTAAGAAAAGCCTACGGACTAGCTATTGGTCCAGGTACAAACACTGAACGCTATGTTGGCTGCCTTGTATCATGGCAACGTGACTATACTATTGGCCTGATTCATCAAGTGGTAAATACCGAAAATGACACCACGGGAAGGGCCATGATTGAAAAAGATATCATCGACGCCCAGCGCGCTATATTGCTTGCTTTTGAGACTGATTCAACACTTGGCGGCAAGGCTATCAAGGCTGTAATCAGCGCAGATGGCGGCATTGACTACATACAAGGCGCACAGTCTAAGTACCTTGCCCTAGAAATCACTTTAAATGTAGAATATCAGGAGCCGACTACCTGACTTTTTTTAACGTAAACGCTCCCGTAGGAGCAAATAGGAGCTAAAAATATGGCATCAATTCAGACAAGAAATTCAGTGCTTGCAATTAAAAAAGAAGTTACTGAAGGCGTACCAGTAAAGCCTGCAGCTGCTACTGACTATGTAGCTTTGCAAGATGACTTTTCTATGGCACCAAACGTTAATACGCTTGAAAATGCCGAGCTACGAGGCTCTATTGGCGCAGCTAAGGCAATCTTGGGCGCAGAAGCCCCATCGGCAAGCCTAAGCTGTTACCTACGAGCTTCTGGCGTTGAAGGCCAAGAGCCGAACTATGGCCTAGTTTTAGAAGCTAGCCTCGGTTCTAAAGCTGTTGCGTCGACAGAATATGACACAATTGCTGGCTCTACAGTATCGGCTCTAAAAGTTGGTGCCGGAGAAGGCGCACAATTTGAACGTGGCCAAGCTGTTTTAATTAAAGATTCGACTAACGGCTACCGCATTCGTGCTGTCGATAGCGTATCAGGTGACGATTTGGCTTTGAGCTTTCAAACTCCAGTCGCAACCCCTGCAGCTGTTAACCTTGGAAAGTGCGTGCTTTATAAGCCAGCAAACGAGAATCACCCTACTTTGACCATGTGGCACTACCTGGGCAACGGTGGAGCGGTGCAAATGATGGCCGGTAGCCGTGTTACAAGTGCTTCGATTGATATCACTGCCGGTGACTTGATTAATGCTAGCTACTCTCTTGAAGGCGTAGGGTTCTATTTTGACCCTATCGAAGTAGAATCTGGATCAAACAAGATTGACTTGGACGTAGGCGCAGGCGTTGTAACGGCAACAGTACAGACTAAAATCTATAAGACACCTATTGAGCTTGCTGACGCTGTAGCGGCTGCGGCTAGCTCTGCGGCTGGTGCTGCGATTGCTTGTAGCTACGATTCTGCTACCGGCAAGTTTACCGTAAGCAAGGCATCTGGCACGCTTGATATTGACTGGCTGACTGGCACAGATTCTATTGGCGCAACATTAGGCTTTACAGCTGATGATACTGGAGCACTTAGCTACGTATCTGATGACGCTGTAGTGCTTTCTTCTCCGCAAGCTCCGACATTCGATGCAGCCGATCCACTTGCTGCCAAAGATAACGAAGTTATGCTTGGCCTAGCGTCTGAGTATGCTTGCTTTAAGGCAAGCACTGTAAGCCTTTCAATCGACACACCAAAAGCAGACATAAGCTCCGTTTGCTCTGCCTCTGGTATCCAAGGCTCTATCGTTCAAAGCCGCGCAGTGACTATCTCTGTATCTGCCTTGCTTGAAAAGTATGACGCAAAACAATTTGAACGTTTCCGCAGTAACTCTGAAATCAAGTTTCAGTATAGCTTCGGTGAAAAAAGTGGTGGAAACTGGGCAGCTGGTAAGGCAGGATGTTTATATGTCCCAACCGCTACTATCACCTCTTTTTCCGTATCCGATGCCGATGGACTGGCTCAGCTTGACCTTGAGCTGACTGCTTTTGTAAATGCAGAAGGTGCCGGTGAGGTTTATGTAGCCTTTGTCTAAGAGGCTTAAATGAAAACAGTGACTATCGTTCCTACGGTTTGTAAAGGTAAGGCGGCTAAATGGGAGGGCAGTGTAATGCTGCGCCTCCCTACTTTTGATGAAAAGTATGAGTACATTGAGCGTATCAGCATTGATGTCGATGATGATGGCAGCGTCCAGGCATCAAAGGCCAAGCAAATTGCTGGTGTCCGCGAAATGGTCAAAATCAGCCAAAAGCATTACGAAAAAGTAGATCTAAAGCATAAAGAAACAGGTGAGGTAATTTCTTCGTTTGAAGAAATGCAATACTCTGAAGAAATGCACGCGGTACTTATTGAAGTAGCTGGAATGCTTCTTAATGGGTTCAAGGTGGGAAACGGCTAAAGGCTGCAATTAGGATGCAAGCTAGAGCAAGTTTTAAAGGCTCTAGCATGACAAACGAAGCAGCCTGTTACGTTGCAGAATACAGCCAGAGAAAACGCTTAGCTAAGTTAGGTTATTTTAGTCCGCTAGGAGAGCTTGATGCGATTAAAGCAGAAATTTTTGCTATAATTGACATCGAACTAGATAAGTGCCAAGCCGATGACATGAGGTCAAAAAATGGCAGAAAATGACGTAACCATACAAATTAACCTTGAGTCTAAAGACGCACAGGCTGCTATTGAGCTTTTTGGCAAGGAAAGCGTAAAGGTATTAAAAAACACAGAAAAACAAAATGAGAGTCTTATAGATTCTCTAAAAAATTCAGGAAAAAGTGTTAAGAATTTTTTTGGATCTTTTGAAGACGCTTTTCTACCAATAACAGCTACTATTGCCGGTGTTGTTTCAGCTTATAGCCTTTTATCAAATGCGATAACTGAGGCCGTAGAGGAGGCAAAACTTACCCGCCAAATTGAGGCTTCTTTAAGAGCAACAGATGAGGCTAGCAAAGATGCCGTTGGCGGTGTTTTAGAATTTGCAGACGCCTTAAAAGAAGCTACTAGCATTAGTGATGACTTAGTAAAGCAAGCATTTATCACCGCCAAGTCATTCGGCATTACTACTGACCAAGCCAAAGAGCTTACAAAAGCTGCTATTGATCTAGCTGCAGCTACAGGTGTTGATGTTGATACTGCAGTCAGACAGCTTGGCGGTACACTTGACGGCTCTATAGGCAAGGTTGGTAATCTTGGCGCAGAATTTAGAAATCTTACAGCCGATCAACTTAAAGCTGGAGACGCCATTGCTTTAGTGAATGAAAAGTTTGGTGGAGCGGCTGCTAAAGATTTAGATACTTTTAGTGGAAGAATTAGCCAATTAACTAATTCCTTTAAAGATTTTATAAAAGAAATTGGAAAAACAGCAACAGAAAGCTCTTTTATACAATCATCTTTAGAGGCTACGGCTGCAGCTGTTGATAAATTAACCGAAGCAGTAAAAAGAGGAAGAGAAGAACAAGAATCAAGAGATTTAAATATTGGCGCGTCAATTCTTGGCACTAGCTCTGCTTATGCCATTGCAGCGCAAAATGCTAGGCTTTTAAATGAAGAGGCTGCAGCTTTTAGAGATATAAATATAGGCGATCAATCAAAAAAGGTTGCTGATGGATTTGCTGGAATTGTAGAACAAGCTCAAGGCACAACAAAAGCAACATCTAACTTTATAGATAGATTAAATTCTTTTCCACAATCAAAAGCTCCTGACGCTTTAGCAAAGACAGGCAAAGAGCTTGAGGCTTTGAAAAAAGAAGCTCAAAAACTTGCAGATGAGGCTAAGAAATTTAAAGAAGGGCTTTTTGGAGAATTTGGCACTGACGCTGAAAAACAGGCTTTTAAAGCTCAAGCAGCACTTCAAAAGCTAGCAGAGTTTGAGAAAAAAAGAGTTATCAGCGTTCAAGAGGCTGAGGATTTAAGGCTTAAAATTGTCACGGATTTCAATGCCAAGATTGAGGCTGAAAATCTCCGAAGTGCAGAGAAGCAAGCCAAAGACGCTGAAGAGGCAGCACTGAAAGCTCGTCAAAATATTGAACGTGCTGCGGCTGCGCCTATAGAATTTGCTATCAGTAAAAAAGGACCATTCAGCAAAGAAGAAGTAGCGGCTAGCGTAGTTGGTGGCCTTAACATGGCTCTAAAAGGCAAAGCTGGAGCTACTGAGCTTGTGTCGAAAACACTTGGCGGCATCGGTGATTTGTTACTGCCAGGTATCGGTGGTGCTGTTGCTGGCTTGGCAGAATTGCTAGCGAGAGGCCCTGAAGCTACTAAACAATTTATTAAAGATTTTATAAAAGCTATTCCAGATATTATTGAAGCTATCAGTGAATC